GCTAGAAAAGGCGCATTAAATAAAATGTTTCCTTATAAACAATAACTATGGCTTTTAAACTTAATAAACCTCCATATAATACAAAATTAAATAGTGTACCTATTTATAATGTACCTTTGGAAGATAACGTTATGGGTAAAGCTAATAACAACGGAACTATAATCTTAAATATAGATTTAGATCCATCTGAATGTCACAGAGTAATAGATCATGAGATGGTACATATAGACCAAATGAAGCGTGGTGATTTAGATTACGATGATAATTTTGTTTATTGGAAAGGAAAAAAATATTCACGAGCTGAAATGGACGAAGGTAATAAAAAATTACCCTGGGAAGATGAGGCTTATAAAAACGCATAACCAAAACAAATAAAAACTAACAAATTTAAACTTTAAAAAAATGGCATACAAAGAAAATCCAATAAAAAAAATGGAAAGCAATGCTCAAGAAAGATCAAACCTGATGAATATAAATCCATTATCAAAACACATGTCCACTCCTTTTAGCATGGGTGGTAGTTCATCTATTTTAATGGGGCATAGTCCTAATGAAATGAAAGGTAGAGGCAAAAATGAAGATCCTCCTAAAGGTAAGAAAAAAAATACATCTGGAATCTTTGGTGGAGACACTATACTGGGAGATGAAAATCAAGATGGTAACATGTTTTCTAGAGGGTTCAACACGGCTCGCGAGTACATGAAGAAAAATTTCCCGCTAGAAGGAAGAACTACAGCTTTAACGCGACCTTATAGAGACTTCTCTGAGGGACTAGACACATCAGGTGATTGGAACGATAGTTTCAAAATGGAAACAGGAAGAAAAAAGAAATTTGGAAAAATGGACTAATGCCTAAAAAAAAGTTTAAAGATACTAAAGTCGGTCAGTTTTTAAGTAAAGCTGCTCCAGGTATACTAGGTACAGTTGGTGACGTATTACCGGATCAAGGTTTATTAGGTGTAGTAAAAAACCTAATACAAAAAGAAGATCCGGTAGTTCTACCACCTGAAGATAAAGAAAAAGCTTTAAAACTATTAGAACAAGATATGATTGAAATGCAAGAAATATCTAAACGTTGGGATAGTGATATGAAGTCTGATTCTTGGCTTTCAAAAAATACACGCCCTATGACTTTAATATTTTTAACTATTTCTTTAGTTATATTTATACTATTAGACGGTTTTGAAATAGACTTTAGTATAGATATGGGCTTTATAGATCTTTTAAAATCTCTTTTAATCACCGTGTATGTAGCTTATTTTGGCTCACGCGGTGCAGAAAAGTTTAAATCAATAAGTAATAAATAAAACAAATGGCAAATAATCAACCACATAGTTCACTGTTTGTAGTTCCAAGTGATACAATAAATATACCACAACCTGGTATTTTAACAACTGGGACTAACTCAAGTGGAGGATCAAATATTTTAACAGATGCTGGTCAAGACTTTACACCTTCAGTAACTAACGCTAACGGTTATAATGTAACAGGTGGTATTGTTTATCAAGCTTATACAGGTGTTTTTCCAGGTTCGGTAAATACTGTATTAGGCATAAATTCACCAACTGTTTTAAAAACTTCAGGTTCTACAGCTGCAGGTGCTTACAATATATATTCTTCAAACCAAGACGGTAAAATGTCTTTTACTTTGTTTATAGGAACTGGAGGAGCAGCATCTACATTAAGAGTATTAACAGCTGCAGGAGACGATGTTACATTAACTAATCTACCTGATTCATCGTTTGTGCCTTTACAAGTAGTAAGAGTTTTTGGAACTGGAACAAATTGTAGCGAAATTTTAGCACTATACTAGTATGCCAGGTGGACCAAGTATGTTAGCTAATGCTAACGCAATATTAGCAGTCCCATTAACTATACAAGGTGGTGGAGGTCCTAGCCCTGTAACGTTTTTTATACTTGCAGAAAACGGAGACAAGTGCATAACAGAAGTTGGTACTAATTTCATGGTACAAGAAATAGCACCTTAAATAAATAAAAATATAAAATGGCAAATATAAAATTTTCAGCTTTTACTACAGAAACAAATTCAGCTAATGTAGATTTTCTTGTAGGTTATCAAGGCACAACAATGAAAAAAATAGCACCTAGTAATTTAGGTAGCGTTACTAGTTTAAATGATTTAAGTGATGTTAGCATTGATTTAGGAAATGATAGTGCATACTTTATAAATATACCATCAGGATTATCTGGAGCAACTGGTAATTTAGTTATTGGTGAAACTGCTGGAAACTCTTTAACTTCTGGTTATCAAAACATAGCAATAGGATTTGAAGCATTGTCTACATTAACAACTGGTAGGGATAGTGTTGCAATAGGCTATAGAGCTTTAAAAGCTTCAAACAATACTGGGGCGGCAAGAAACGTTGCTCTAGGTTATAATGCCGCAACTGCAGTTACAAGTTCAAGTGGAGGTGTTTATATTGGTGCAGAAGTTGCTCAAGTTGCTACATCAGGAGTTAGCGATAGTGTAATTATTGGAAACAGAGCAATGACATCAAGCACTGGCGGAAATCAATCTGTTGTTATAGGTAAACTAGCTGGGTTTAGCGCAGGTGGTGGGCAAGGTATTTCAATAGGTTACCATGCTGCTGGAGCTAATAATAATGTAGGACATCATAGTATAGGATATCAAGCTGGATATTCAAATACTACTGGAGCAAACAATACAAATGTAGGTTATAAATCTGGGTATAGCGCCACAACAAATTCTAATAGAACGTATTTAGGATATGAAGCTGGACTAAACAATACAGGAGCGGCAAATACAGGGGTAGGATATCAAGCCTGTAACGGGATAAGTAGTTTTGGAACTCCAAAAGGTCAAGGATCTAACAACACGGGTGTTGGTTATCGAGCACTTCATGCAATGAATGGAATTGGGGCTTCTAGTAATACCGCTGTTGGAACAAACGCTTTATCAGGTGTTTTAACTGGCGCTAATAATACTGCTTTAGGTAAAGATTCGGGATCAACTATAAGTAGTGGTAGTAATTTAACTGTTTTAGGTTATGATGCAGAGCCAAGTTCAAATACTGCAACAAACGAAATAACATTAGGTAACTCAAGTGTAACCGCGTTAAGAATACCTGGTCTACAATCAGGCGCATCTGACGGAGATGTTTTGACGTTTTCTTCAGGTACAGGTTTAATTACTTTACAAACTGGCGGTGGAGGCGGTGGAGCTTCAAGCCTAAATGGTCTTTCTGATTGTTTAGTTGACACCGATAGTTTATATGTAGGAGAAGTACCAGCGGGATTAAGTGGTAATCCACAAAGAAACACTGTATTAGGTATAGATGCAGGTGGAGGTTTAACTACTGGTCAAAATAATACTTTTATTGGAAATGATGCTGGTCTAGGTACTACCACCGCAAGTAGTATAACTGCTATTGGTCATGATTCTTCTTTAAGTACAAATGGCAACGCTAATAGTGTGACTATTGGTGTAGACTCAAACAGGAGTGGTGGAAGTGCTAATGCTGTTATAATAGGTCAAGGAGCAGCTTATAATGGTAACTCTGGAAATTCTGTTATTATAGGCCAAGCGGCTGGTAATTCAAGTGGTGGCTTTGAAACTGTTTTAATAGGTAATTTTGCTGGAGCTTTTGGTGGAGCACCTAATAGACAAATAACAATAGGAGCTGGTCAAGCAGGTAGAAGCAACACTGCAAATGATCATATGGATGTAGGATACGCCGCTGGTTATTCAAATACATCAGGACAATTTAACACAAACATAGGATTTAAAGCTGGTAATACAAACACTACTGGTAGTAGTAGAACCATGCTTGGATATGAAGCTGGACTAAACAATACAGGTAATAATAACGTGTTCTTAGGTAAGGCCGCTGGTAAAGGTTCTGGTTCTGGTTCCCAAACAATAGCTATTGGACAAGGTGTAATGGAGCTTGGTTCTCAGGCTGATAATTGTGTTTTTATAGGAAATTTCATGGCTGCTGATTGTAATTCTGGAGCAGGTTCAACTGTGGCTATTGGTGCAAACTGTTTATCTGTACTTGGTTATAGCGGCGAAGGAAACGTAGTAGTAGGTCATCAAGCTGGAAACAATTTAACATCTGGAGATAATAACACTTTGTTAGGTAGAAATGCTGGCGATGCATTAACAACCGCAAGTGATAATGTAGCAATAGGTCAAGATGCTTTAGGTGCTGGAACTTCTGGAAGAAATGTTGCTGTTGGTAAATATGCTCAACGAAGTATGAATAGAGGTAGTCAATTTACTACACAAAATGTGGCGATAGGATATAATGCAGATGCTAACAATAATAATGGATATTATAGAACAAATGTAGGATCTGGAACTGGTGGTGGAGATGGTGTAAACGTTACAAATATAGGTTATAACGCACAAGCGAGTTCTACAAGTGCATCAAATGAAGTTACTTTAGGTAATTCTAGTGTTACTGCTTTGCGTTGTGCAGTTACATCAATAACTTCGTTATCAGATGAAAGAGATAAATCAGAAATAAAAGACTTAGGTTATGGGCTAGATTTTATTGATGCTTTGCAGCCAAGAGAGTTTGTTTGGGATAATAGAGTTGAAACGATAAAAGAATACGACGATGACGAAAATGAAATAGAAGTAGAATTTTATTCAGCAAATAAAGGCAAAAAAGACTTTGGTTTTATAGCACAAGAAGTACAAGCATTAGACGATGATACTTTAAGATTGGTATATGACGAAAATCCAGAAAAACTTGAATTAAGTTATGGGAAGTTAGTACCTATTTTAGTAAAAGCAATACAAGAATTAAAAGCAGAAATAGAATTATTAAAACAATAAATAAAAATGTACAAAAACGTAATTACATCAGAAAACACGCCAGAAAGTCACAAAGCGGTTATCGTAGATCAAGTAGATGGTCAATTAGCACAAGCCGCAGACTCAGAGACTTCAGAAGAGCAATTGCAACGTCTTAAAGATCATTTTTTTTGGTTATTAGCAAACGACTTTTACAAAGACGAATGCAGCGCTGAGCAAGTCGCTAGTATGGAATCATATTTACCAGCTGACTACAAAGATGACTACGAAGATTTACCTGAATAGTAGATTTACTAAAACAGGTGTAACTATATAAATATAAAACAATTAAATTAAATCAAATGGCAAAAATTACAGAAGAACAATTAGAAAAAATTAAAGAACAGAATCAAAAACTTGAAAACGTTGTAGTTGAAATAGGTGTTTTAGAATCTAGAAAACATGGGCTATTACATCAAGTAGCAGAAGTTAATAAAGTTTTAGAAGAGTATAAATCAGAGCTAGAAAAAGAATATGGTAAAATATCTGTAGACTTAGCAACTGGTGAATATACTGAAATAAAAGAAGAAGAAACAGAAGCATAATGGACTCTGTTATAAGAAAAATCAGTATTGGATCTGATTATAAAAACGATGCTATGCATTATTCTGTAGGACAACAAGTCTACGGAGGTCATGAAATAGCATATATTTTATTTGATGAATCTGATAGTTCTTATAATATACATATAAAGAAAAACAACGAGGTATTGCCGTGGAAGAAATTCAACTCTAACATGGCAGTATCAGTTGAGTATGATTTAGAGTATTAATGAAGAGTCTATATGATTTTATCGTTGAACCAGTTGGCGATAAATACAGCAATACTGTTAGCGTAGGTGATAAAAAATTAGTTGTAAATACTAAAATAGAAAACTGGAAGTTTGTAAACAGGTTAGCTAAGGTTGTAGAAACCCCAGCTGCCTTTTCAACACCTATAAAGAAAGGTGCTATAATAATCATACATCAAAATGTTTTTAGAACGTTTTATGATATGAAAGGTGAAAAGAAAAAAAGCAGATCTTATTTTAAAGACAATCATTATTTCTGCGCAGTTGACCAAATATATTTATATAAAAATAAAAACACTTGGAAAACTACAAACGATAGATGCTTTGTAACACCTATAAAAAGCAAACAAGATCTAACACTAGATAAAGAGGCAAACCTTATTGGTATACTTAAATATGGTAATAAGTCCTTAGAAGCGCTTAATATAAGCCCAGGTGATCTTGTAGGATTTACTCCTAACAGTGAGTGGGAGTTTTTAGTCGATAATAAACGACTTTATTGTATGAAATCAAATGATATTGTAATTAAGTATGAATACCAAGGAGACGAAGAAGAATATAATCCAAGCTGGGCAGAGGGCAGTAGAGGAGTTAATCAAAGTAGCTAAAGAAGCTATTGTGGATTCAGATGATGATATATCAGCTGATAGACTTAAAAATGCTGCAGCCACAAAAAAGCTTGCTATATTCGATGCGTTTGAAATACTTAGTCGTATTGAAGAAGAAGAAAACTTATTAAACGATAAACCAAAAGAAGTTAAAGAACAAAGAACTTTTAAAGGTTTTGCAGAAGGAAGATCCAGCTAATGTACGAGCAATCATTATATAAAGTTTTAAAAGACCACGTAAAACCTAAAGTTCTTAAACGAATGAACAGGTATAATAAGTGGGATTATGGTTATAACAAAGAACATGATATTGTTGTTATAAGTAAAACAGGTAAAATAGGCGACATATACGAAATACAAAACCTTAAAATAGCTTTACCTGAAAAAACAAAAATACATAAATTTGAAACAGACAAATGGGAATATACTGAATATCCTAAAGTTTTAAGTAAAATAAAATCAGTATTTGATTGGGAAGAATATCCACTAGACTTTAAAGAAAAATGGTATGATTACATCGATGAGGAATTTAATAGAAGAGAGCAAGGTTTTTGGTTTTATAACAAAGGCAATGCTACTTATATTACTGGTACTCATTACATGTACCTGCAGTGGAGTAAAATTGATGTCGGTAAACCGGACTTTCGCGAGTCAAATAGATTATTCTATATCTTTTGGGAGGCTTGTAAAGCCGATGTACGTTCATATGGACTGTGCTACCTTAAGAATAGAAGATCTGGATTTTCATTTATGGCATCAGGCGAGGTGGTTAACTTGGCAACCATATCCTCTGACTCTAGATATGGAATACTATCGAAATCTGGACCTGATGCGAAGAAAATGTTCACGGATAAGGTGGTACCAATATCAGTCAACTACCCGTTCTTTTTTAAGCCCATCCAGGACGGTATGGATCGCCCCAAGACCGAACTTGCTTTTAGAGTCCCGGCCACGAAATATACGCGTAAGAAACTCGAGACAAACGAAACCCTCAGAGAACTCGATGGACTTGACACGACGATCGACTGGAAGAATACCGGTGACAACTCGTACGACGGTGAGAAACTCAAACTCCTTGTCCACGATGAGAGCGGCAAGTGGGAACGTCCGACGAACATCCTTAACAACTGGAGGGTCACGAAAACCTGCTTACGATTAGGTAGTAGAATTATAGGTAAATGTATGATGGGTTCAACTAGTAACTCATTAGACAAGGGTGGAGACAATTTTAAAAAACTATATAATGACTCAGACGTTACGCAACGAAACGCGAATGGACAAACTCGCTCTGGATTATATAGCTTGTTTATACCTATGGAATGGAATTACGAAGGATACATTGATTCTTATGGATTACCTGTCTTCGATACGCCAAAAAAATCAAAGCAAGGGCCCCAGGGTGAAATAATAGATTTAGGTGTAATAGAATATTGGAATAACGAAGTAGAGGGTCTTAAAAAAGATCAAGACGCTTTAAATGAATTTTATAGACAATTTCCAAGAACTACTAAACACGCTTTTAGAGATGAGTCAAAAGAATCTTTATTTAATCTAACTAAAATATACGAGCAAATAGATTTTAATGAAGATATGTGTAACTCTATAAAAGTAACACAAGGTAGTTTTCAATGGCAAAACGCAGAGCAAGATACAAATGTTATATTTGTTCCAAATAAAAATGGTAGATTTAAAATAAGTTGGGTTCCTCCTTCTCATATTCAGAATAGGCGTTATAAAAAAAATAGTACTAATTATCCAGGTAATGACCTCTTAGGTGCATTTGGATGTGATCCTTATGACATATCAGGAACCGTAGATAAAAGAGGTTCTAAAGGATCTTTACACGGCCTTACAAAGTTTTCAATGGAAGACGTGCCACCTAATCACTTTTTCCTAGAATACATAGCTAGGCCACAAACAGCTGAAACATTTTTTGAAGATGTACTTATGGCTTGTGTTTTTTATGGCATGCCAATATTAGCAGAAAATAATAAACCAAGATTACTATATTATTTTAAAAAAAGAGGTTATAGAGGTTTTTCAATGAATAGACCAGATAGAAAGTATAATAAATTATCAGTGACAGAAAGAGAATTAGGTGGCATACCTAATTCAAGTGAAGATATAAAACAAGCTCATGCTTCTGCGATTGAAACGTATATAGAAAATTACGTTGGTTTAAAAGAAACAGGATATGGTGACATGTATTTTCAACGAACATTAGAAGATTGGGCTAAATTTAATATAAACAATAGAACAAAGCACGATGCTTCTATCAGTTCTGGGTTAGCTCTTATGGCTTGTAATAAACATAGATATTCACCAGTAAATAAAAGAATAATAGAACCCGTTAATTTAGGTATTAAAAAATACGACAACAGGGGAACTACATCAAAAATAATAAGTTAAATGAATATATATACTAATTCAAATAGTTCTTTTCCTAGCCAAGTAGTTAGTGATGCAGAAAAAGCTAGCATTAAATACGGAAGTCAAGTAGCTATGGCTATTGAATACGAATGGTTTAGATCTGGTAGAACTAATGGTAATAGGTATTTAACTAATTGGAACAATTTTAATACTCTTAGATTATATGCTAGAGGAGAACAACCTGTTCAAAAATATAAAGATGAATTATCTATTAATGGTGATTTATCTTATTTAAATTTAGACTGGAAACCAGTTCCTATACTTTCTAAATTTGTTGACATAGTTGTTAACGGTATATCACAAAAATCTTATGAAATAAAAGCATATGCTCAAGACCCAAGTTCTTTAAAGAAAAGAACTAATTATGCTTCTAGATTATATGAAGATATGCTTTCTAAAGAATACTTGCAAAGCTTAAAACAAGCTTTTGGTATTGATATGTTTCAAAGTTCTGATAATGGTTTAGTTCCAGAATCAGAAGAAGAGTTAGAGTTACATATGCAGCTTTCTTATAAGCAAAGTATTGAAATAGCTGAAGAAGAAGCTATATCAACTGTTTTTGCACAAAATAAATACGACTTAATAAGAAGAAGATTAAACATGGATTTAGTCACATGTGGTATTGCTGCGGCTAAAACAAATTTCAATACAGCTAATGGTATCACGTTAGATTATGTAGATCCGGCTTACATGGTTTATTCTTACACTGAAGATCCTAATTTTGAAGATATATATTATGTAGGTGAAATAAAATCTATAACAATACCTGAGCTCAAAAAAGAGTTTCCAAATATATCTGAAGAAGAACTAGAGCGCATACAACAAATGCCAGGCAATAGACAATATATAACAGGATGGGGTGGGTATGATGAAAACACTGTTCAAGTTTTATATTTTGATTATAAAACATATCACAACCAGGTATTTAAAATAAAGCAAACAGATCAAGGTTTGATAAAAGCTATTGAAAAACCAGATACTTTTAATCCGCCTGAAAATGATAATTTTGAAAGAGTTTCAAGATCAATAGAAGTTTTATATAGCGGCGCTAAGGTAGTAGGAACAGACACAATGCTTAAATGGGAATTAGCAGAAAACATGTCAAGACCTATGTCTGATACTACAAAAGTAGAGATGAATTATGCAATATGCGCACCTAGAATGTACAAAGGAAGGATTGACTCTATAGTAAATAAATGTATAGGTTTTGCAGATATGATTCAACTTACACATTTAAAGCTTCAACAAGTATTATCCCGTATGGTTCCAGATGGTGTATATTTAGACATGGACGGACTTGCAGAAGTTGATTTAGGTAATGGCACAAATTACAATCCAGCGGAAGCACTTAATATGTATTTCCAAACAGGTTCTATTGTAGGTAGATCACTCACACAAGATGGAGACTTGAATCCTGGTAAAGTGCCAATACAAGAATTGCAAAGTGGTGGTGGTAATGCTAAAATAGCTAGTTTAATACAGACGTATCAATATTATTTACAAATGATACGTGACGTGACTGGGCTTAACGAAGCTAGAGATGGAAGTTTACCAGATCGTAATACACTTGTAGGGCTACAAAAATTAGCAGCCAACGCATCTAATACCGCAACTAAACATATAAATCAAGCTAGTTTATACGTGACATTAAGATTAGCTGAAAATGTTTCATTAAAAATAGCTGACGCTCTTGAATTTCCTTTGACTGCTGAGTCATTAACAAATTCAATATCTCTATATAATATAAAAACACTAGATCAAATAAGTGATTTAAACTTGCATGATTTTGGTATATTTTTAGAACTAGAGCCAGACGAAGAGGAAGAAGCTAAACTTGAAGCAAATATTCAAACAGCTTTACAAAATGGCGGTATTGATTTAGATGATGCCATTGATATTAGACAAATAAAAAATTTAAAGCTTGCAAATCAGATGTTAAAATCTAAGCGCAAGCAAAAAATGATTAAAGATCAAGAAAATCAACAAGCTAATATACAAGCGCAAGCAGCTGCTCAAGCTGAAACTGCTGAAAAAACAGCAATGGCTGAAGTGCAAAAGCAAGAAGCTATAAGCGGTTCTAAAGTGCAATACGAGCAGGCTAGAACTCAAATGGAGATTCAAAAAATGGAAATCCAAGCTAGACTTGATCAACAAAAAATGCAAATGCAACATCAGTTTAATATGCAGTTAAAGCAAATAGATGTTCAACAAACTAAACAAAAAGAAACTTCAAAAGAAGATAGGAAAGATAAGCGTATAAAAATGGAAGGTACGCAACAGAGTGAAATGATAAGTCAAAGAAAAAACGATGGCTTACCAATTAACTTTGAACAACAACAAGACGTTAACGCTTTCATGTAAACGTTATTTAATTATTTAATTATATTATATTATGTCAGAAGTAAAAACAAATGAACCTGTTAAACAGGAAGGTGAGTTTAAAATAAAAAAGAAAACAACGCCTAAAAAACTAACTGAAACAAAAGATAACATTACAAAAGTAAATGTTAATCCAAAAGAACCTTTAGTTGAATTAGAACCAGAGGTTAAAAAAGTATTAATTACAAAACAAGAAGAAAAAGAAGATGCCATTCAAATCGGAGAAACAGAAGAGGTATCTGGAGATAAACCATCCGGAAATAGCAGCGCGGTGGAAGAACCTTTACAAGAGTCCAACGAGACTACTGAAGGGTTTTCTCCGATCCAAGAAGTAACAGAAGCTGAAGTTGAACAAGTTGAAACAGAAGTTAAAGAAGCTATAAGAGATGAAAAAGTATTAGGCAAACCATTGCCTGAAAATATTGAAAAGCTAGTTTCTTTTATGGAAGAAACAGGTGGGACAATAGAAGATTATACTCGTTTAAATGCTGATTACTCTAGCATTGACGATGTTACTTTATTAAAAGAGTATTACAAAAAAAATAAACCTTATTTAGAGTCTGATGATATAGATCTTTTATTAGAAGATTTTGTT